CGGGCGTCACAGTAGAAGTCTTGCGTTTGGGGGTAGAGGCCACCGCTTTCGCAGCAGCCTCACGTTCCCGCATTCGCTTGAAAGCGAACAGACCCATTAGGAGCTAGCGCCCTTCAGAGCCACGAAGTTGACAACGATTGCCTCACCAAGTGAGCCGGTAGACAGGTTTGCCACAGTGATCTTGAAAGATCCAGCAGCAATGCTGTTTGCCTGCACAAGGTAAGAACCAGCAGTTCCAGCGGAAGCGTGGTTGCAGACCACCACGTCAGTGGCAGCGATTTTGTCGTTGTTGACAGTGAAAGAAACCTCAGCGGCTGCTGCAAGTGCAGCATCGTCAAGGGTGATTTGACCGGACTCTGCATTGAGAGTCACAGCAGTTGCCTTGCTGGTGGCCTGGGTAACAGTGCCGCCAGTTGCGGGGCCGACAAGATTGCCAGCCGTTGCCTCAAAAATGGATGCCATGGTTAGTTACCTCCTCAGTCGAGTGCGCTGGTGGTGGTAATCCGCACGATGCCAATGTTGTTGGTCTCGTACACCTTGGTCCAGTTACCCACAGTTTCCAGTTGTGCCCGAGTCGGGTTGGAAACGGAAGTGGAGAACGAAGAACCGATTGGGTGATACACGTAGTGCAGATCAATCGACATGGCATCGCTCTTAGCGAGGATGTCACGATCGGTCTCGGTCTGAAGTCCGAGTTGCTCACCGGAGCCAACGGCACCTTGGGTGAACATGTAGCTGGCGTATTCGGTGGTGGCACCAGAACCAGCAGTCTGCACATCAGCAGAAACGATCACGCGCATTCCCATGAAGGTGGGAACAGCAACGGAACCAAAGGCGTTAGCCAGTGAACCTTGAGCTGCGGCGGTGTCAGGCTGACCTGCATCGTCGTAGATCATGTCCAGAGCACGACGCTCTTTCAGGTCGTAGTACACCTTGGGGTGAACAACGATTGCAGCCAGCTTGTCGCCTTGGTCGCCCAGCAGGGACTGACCTTCGACGATCTGACGTGCAGTCAGTTGAGTGGGGGTGTCGCCAGAAGCGCCATCGACAGCGAGAGCCGCGAAAGAAGCGGAGCTGGTGTCACCAACAGCGCCGAAAATACCGGCCAGGCATGACAGCAGATCTTTCTGACGCTGGTTGGCGATGTAATCAGCAATTTTGTTGCCGATAGCAGCCATCGGGTCGGAACCAGCGGCCAGAGCGGCGAGATCTCGTGACTCAAATGCACGTCCGCGATGGAGTACAGCGGCCACCTGCTTGTCAGCAGTGATCTTGCCTGGGGTCAGTGAAGAGCTGTCGGTCAGACGCTCAAAGTCGCCAGCAAGGTTTGCGGTATAGAAAGGGACCTGAACGAAGTCTCCCCCGGCTTCTGAAGCATTCAGCTCCGCCATCGGCTGCACCACACCGCTAGCCAGAAAGGCATCACGCTGAGTTGTTTGCTCAATGACGTAGGGCGTAAATACCTCAGGAATGATGATGTCAGAGCGAAGAGTCGCCATGACAAAACCTCCTTGAAATGATGTTTACGGTGTGGGCGTAACCCGATCGGCTCTGCGTAGCTTTGCCTTGTTCCGCATATTAACGGTTAGCGGCAGCTTTCAACCTCTCATACATGTCCCGATCTGTCCGATAAAGACGCGATTGCTCTGTGAGGTTGTAGTTCTCCTTGGAAAAAGGATTCTTGCCGGGAGGAATATCGCTGCCCATGCTGCGCCCAGAAGGCGCGCCACTGCCCACTGGCTTGGGTGCTTTCTGCATATAGCTGGGCAAAGACTTGGCCCATTCACCAATCGGCTTGCGCTCGTAGCCATTGACAACAACAACAGTGCCATCAGCCTCACGCTCGATCTGATCCGGCTTCAGCAGATCTGCTTTGAATACGATGCTGGGATCATGCACAACATCGGCCAATGCTGTGTTCGCAGGTGCAATCAGCTCAAGCTCGCGGACTCGTGCTTCAAGCTCAGCAATCCGCTTGTCCTTGGCTTCAGCAGCCTCGCGGAACTGCTGCTCAAGAGCTTGACGCGCCTCGGTGTACTTGCCTTCTGATTCAAGTTTGTTCTGCTCAACGTTCCGCTTAAACTCAAGCAGCTCCTGAACGTCAACACCATCAGGAACAGTTTTGGCTTCTTTGAGCTTGCCAATCAGCTCATAATTCTTTTTCTCCAACGCTTGGATACTGTTCTTGAGTACATCCAGCTCGGCATTGTTTGGAGCTGCGGGAGACGTAATCTCCTGATTCTGCTCTTCAGACATGAATAACCCGTAAGGTTGATTTCACGCCAAATCTACTACCAAAGAAATTTATTCGCCCAGTAAGCCTTTGAGCTTGGACCACGACGAATGTTGTGCGCATGGCGCTTCTTCCAGTTACTACGCGCCTCTGCTGCCGCCTTGCTTTCACCCTCGCGCTTAGGGAAACGCTTGGCTCCTTGCAACCCAAACCGCAGCAGCTTTTCTTTGCCGTCCACTTTGGTGACGACTGCCGCTGCGTATTTGGGATGGTTTGGCGTCATGATCGGTTTGTTGAGGCCAGCAAAACGATGGCCTCCCTTTTCAATCGCCTTAGCCATGGCTATTTCTTTTTGGCTTTCTTGGCAGGGCTCAGCTCTGAGCGCCTTTTCAAGACAGTGTTGCCAGTCACGTCTGATTTAATCCGCACGATCGGATCATCAGCAGAACCGACCCTGGTGACAGTGCCACCACTGCGGGTCTTGATCGACACGCGATCAGTTTTAGCAACGCTTTGAACCACTCCTGTGGTCCTGGTCCCGCCATAAGACCAAGCAACGCGAGAACCCTTCTTCATTTTTTCTTGCCCTTCTTCTTCTTTTTGCCCTTAGGCTTGCTCATCCCATAATGTCCTGGCATCAGTCGGCCTCCTTAGGTGCTTCCTTTTTAGCGGACTTTTTCTTGGCCGTCGCTTTGGGCTTGGCCTCAGGCTCAGCGCCTTGCACTGAGAACTTGTACTTACTTGCCAATTCGGACATCGCCGTATTCATTGTAGAGATATTCCAAAGTTACCTCTGACCCGTCATCTTTGACAAAACGTCGTATCGCCTCGTTTGGCCCCATCTTGCGAGACAGCTTGTTGAAATAAGCCGCTCGACGCTTGCCGCCCAAGATCTTCTCTTTGTCAGCCTTGGATTGGTCAAACAACCATTGCCCATAAGTTTGGTTGGCAGGCACTGTTCCCTGTGCTGCCTTACGTCTACCCGGTGGCGGTGTTGACAATCCCAAGCCCTTGTAATCAATGACAGGCACCGTGGTCGACCTGCAGTTGAAATGTTGCGGAGGCTGCGGGCCTTTGCCGTAAGGATGCTCAGTGCCGTCAAGTGCTCGACAGATGGGCGATGTCCTGCCGTCCAGCGTCGCGATGTAGCGATACTTTTTGGTGACATCTTGGTTGGCCTGATACACCTGCTGGCTCGCAGCGTTGGCCACTTGGTTCATGCTTGTCCGCACCAATGTGCTCACCTCACGGTTGGCCCTGGCCGTCAGTTGCCCGCCTTTCTGAGCCAGCTGCTTGACGCTGCCAGTTTGGCCCTGCCGCAATCTGCCTTTCAATCGCCTGGCGATCTTGTCTGGCGATTCTCCAATCAACAGGCCATTCCTGACCTCACGGTTGAACGTGTCAACGTTGACCTGGGCCAACACCTTGAACGACTGCTGTAGCGATCGACCATTAGGCAGCACGATGCTCGTGCCCTTGGCTGCCGTCAGCTGAGCCACCTGCGGCGCACCTGTCACCACGGCTTCAAGATCATCACTGAGGGCCACAAAGTTGAACTTCATTGGGTCAGTCGTCGCCACGCTGCGCGCATATTCAGGGCTGACGCGCACGCTCTTGACCTGCTGCGCTGCCGACTCCGGCAGTACCTCGCGCAGCTCTGTCGCCACAAACTCTGTCTGCAGTTCCGTTAGGCCCTGCATCTGTTCAATCATCAACTCAGTGCTCTGGCCCGCCCAGTTATCGAGGGAGCCTTGCAGCTGAGCAAACAACGCGCGCAATCGTGCAGCCTTGACCGGCGCAGTGTCAGCATCAAGCCCCGCCAGTTGATTCAAAACCTCCAGCACAGCGTCGTTGTACGTCGCGGCAATCTGCCGGGCCACGCCGTTGCTGAACCTGTTCAGATCGACAGCGTTACGGTAAAGCTCGGCAGGCGTCGTCATGTCGGCTCGATCCCAAGTTCTTCAGCTGTGGCGATCGACAAGGCCGACACATCTGCGCCCATTCGCAATGCTTCGCCCACGATGCCCGCGAACTCAGCGATCACTGCGTCATCGTAAGTGTGAATATGCGACTCAGTAACGGCGCAGATCTTGCCCTGCTCAAACCACGTCGTTCTGATAACCGCAAAGTATTCATTGGCCAGCTCTTCCTGGGCGAAGAACAGTAGCTGCTTCCTAGGCGGGTTTGGCTTGTGCAGTCTGTCCAACCAACCCATCATTCAGCACCTTCTGACTCCTCCTCAGTTTCCTCTGGCTCTGGCATTTCTGCCTCCTCAGGTTCAGGGGTTGGCTCTGGCTCAGGGGTCTCCATCAAGCCGCCAGATTGTGTGGCCTCCAGCTCCTCTTCCACGTCCAGGTCGTCAAGCACCTCGCCTTTGCTCAGCTCTTCCAGCAACGTGCGCTGAGTGATCGTGCCTGCGGTGTAAAGCTGCAGCAACGATTGAATCTCCTGCGGCTCCAGACGTGCACCAACAAAGTCGCGGTTGATGAACGCGCTACCAGCCTGCGGCTCCTGCATGTAAGCCGCATGGAAACGCAAGCAGTTGTCCACCAAGTCCTGCACCTGCTGAGCCACCACCTGCATGGTGCTGTCACCTTGGCTGCGGTCGATCCGCTTGGCCTCGGCTGTCTCGGCTGAGAGCTTCTGACCCAAGATGGCGGCCATGCCCAGGGTGTTGATCTGGTGCTCCAGCTGTTCGAGGCGCCTGAACTGCGCGTCATAGCTGTTGCCCTGGGGCTCGATGTAGCGGGCGTCCGAATCGGCAGGGAGGGCCATCGCTTCCCCTGGACCTGCGCTGATCTCTTCTGCCGCTTGGGGGAATCCAAACAGGGCTAATAGAGGGACAGCACTGATATGGAGGATATTGTCTAAATCACTTTGAGTCTGATACGCCTTGAGGTTCAGCTCAGCGATGTCAGCCAGCGGCGGGCGCGACTCAAGGAGGCCGACGCGGTTTGCATAGGCAACTGCAAACGGGATCTCATCCAGGCTGGTCTGGCCTTCATCGACAATCTTGAAATCGCCGTTGTCATCCTTCTGGTGGATTTCAAAAGCACCAGGGGTCAAGACACGGACCTGCTCGATCTGCTTTTGGCCGTAAAGACCTTCAGGAACCACGATCTGCTCATGTAGGCGCAGCTGGGTGAGCTTCTGCTGGCCATCGATAATCTCTGAACGCCAGCCCAAGATGTCGCGTGGCGTCACCGCCACCCAGTACGGACGGCCATTGTCACCAGCACGCGGCGCATCCACTAAGACTCCAACGTGGCCGTACCTCAACATGCGGCGAGATGTCTCATACAAAAAGACATCGAGATTATTGCCGGATAAATCAACATCAAACAGATGCTCTGTGATCACATCACTGACGTCAGTGAGGCGCACAGGCTTGCGGGTCAACATGCCCGCCAACAACCTTTCGATCCTTACAAAGTAAGGCTGCAAAACCGAACGTTGAAGCCTGGCGTCAAACGATTCGTCAAGCTCGCGGGGTTCCTGCGGAAGGTACTTACGATGCTTTTTGCGCACGGAGAAAGTGCCGCCCTGGAGGGTTTCGGGAAGTTCCCAATGGGGCTCCATCCCGATCCACTCCAGGCTTGGATCACCAACTTCCGTGACCTTCCCGGAACGCTTCCGGCCTGATGTCGTCGCAGATGAATACACAGCCGGATCCCGCCCTATGTCGTGAGTTTAGTAAAGACGAATCCCTGTGCCC